AGCACATAATAATAATTTAAAAAATTTACACGATCATCTGGACAATGTTTGGCATATGGTTTTTGAATTTCCATAAATAAATTACATAATGTATCTTCCAATTCAGGTGACATAATAGGAGGTCGAATTCCTAATTTATCTTTTATAAATGGAATATGTTCATAATATTTATTGTATCCTAATTTTTTCAATATATCTTTTGCTTTTTTATTTGACATTTGTTTTAGTGTAATTCTTTCTTTTTTTATCTGACTCTTTATATTTATAAGAACTTCCTCTGGTATTTGTGTGGTTTCTTTTGCTTGAAATTGTGCTAATATTTCGCGAAAATGATTAATTCTTTTATAAGCATAGAAACATACTTCTTTAGGCGGTTCTTTATAACTAGGTTTTTCATTTTCTATCAATACAGATACTTGTTTTCCACATTTTTTACATAATAATACGCCATCATGTTCTACCGCCACTAACTCACCGCCACATTTTTCACAAACATCATAATTTATTATAAAATTATTAATGTTCAAAAAGGTTTCATCCACATTAATTAAATATTGTTGAACATCATTTATTTCTTCATTTTCTTTTTGTTTTTTGTTTTTGCTAAAAAAATTATTTAGGACAGTTTTTTTCACTTTTTCTCCCTGCGAAACCATTTTCTTTTTTTCAAAATAATCAAATATATATTTCGAATTGTTTAAAAGATAATTTGTTTGTTTTGTTTTAAGTATATTCACCTCGTCTTTTATTTTTCTGATTTTATCTTCAATTTCTAGTTTTTCTTCAATTTTCATTTTCTTTTTTAATTTAATTCTTAATTCTTTCCTTTCTTTTTTTAATTTTGGCAAAATAGTATTTTTAATATTATCAAATTCTTTCATCTTTTCGTTATGTTTACCATCTAAGGTTATGTTTGATTTGGATTTGATATTGATTCTTTTATTAGCTTTTGGTTTAAAGCTAGGCATTTATATATATTCAAATTTTACTTTTAAATATAAATTACGTGTAAAAAATAAATAAACTTTCTACCTATTTTTTAGATGGAAAATTCAAATATAACAATTCAAAAAATGAAATTTATTTATAATGCTTTAGAAAATGGTTGGGCCGTTAAAAAGAAGAAGGATTTATATATTTTTTCAAAAAATCATGAAGGGAAAAAGGAAGTATTGTTGGATGAATATTTGAAACGATTTATGGTAACAAATATGGATTTTAATAATTCATTTATAAAATAAATTAATTAATTGATTAATTAAATTATTTTCCAAAATTTTTTTTTCTTTAGCAATATTATAACTATGGGAGGAGGACTCATGCAACTAGTCGCTTATGGCGCACAAGACGTTTACCTTACTGGTAACCCGCAAATTACTTTCTGGAAGGTTACTTACCGCAGACACACTAATTTTGCTATGGAATCTATTGAACAAACATTTAACGGTCAAGCCGATTTTGGACGTCGTGTCCAATGCACGGTATCCCGTAATGGTGATCTGTGCTATCGCACTTACTTACAAGTTACTATGCCCGAAATCAACCAAGATATGGCAGCATATGCCCGTTGGTTGGATAACCCAGGTGAACATCTTATCTCTATGGTTGAAGTAGAAATTGGTGGTCAAAGAATTGATCGTCAATATGGTGACTGGATGCACATCTGGAACCAATTGACTCTTACTTCTGAACAAGAACGTGGTTACAACAAAATGGTTGGTAACACCACTCAGTTGACCTACTTGACTGACCCTAACTACGCAAACATTGCCACAGCTTGTTCATCTGCCGATGTTCCCGATGCTGTATGCGCACCCAGAAAAGCTCTTCCAGAAACGACTCTTTATGTTCCACTTCAATTTTGGTTCTGTCGTAACCCTGGACTTGCTCTTCCATTGATTGCTCTTCAATACCACGAAGTCAAAATCAATTTGGAATTGCGCCCATCGGACGAATGTTTGTTCGCTGTAAGCACCCTTGGTGGTGAATCCGCTAACGCAGGAAAAAGTGTAAAAGCCAGTGAAGCTTATGCTCAATCATTGGTTGCTGCTTCCCTTTATGTTGATTATGTATTTCTTGATACCGATGAACGTAGACGCATGGCACAAAACCCACATGAATATTTGATCGAACAATTGCAATTTACTGGTGATGAATCCGTTGGTTCTTCGTCCAATAAAATCAAATTGAATTTCAATCATCCATGTAAAGAATTGGTTTTCGTTGTTCAGCCAGACAAAAATGTTGATTACTGTGCTTCTCTTGAAGGACACTCTGTTCTTAACAAAGCTTTGGGTGCTCAGCCACACAATTACACAGATGCTATTGATGCTTTGCCAAACTCTTTGGCCGCATTCTCTAGTGCTGCTGCCAGTCGCACAACATCGGGTAACGATGTTATCAGCGCATCTGGTTTGTTCCAAGACCCAGGAGCAACTGAATCTACTGCTTCTGTTGTAGGAAACCCTGGAAATGCTAGCTTAGCTGGTGCCATGGCACAAGAAGCTGGTGTAGGAGATAGTGGTGTTTCTGATGCTGGAGCATTCGTTCTTGCTGAAACCGCCTTGGGATTACACTGTTGGGGACAAAACCCAGTGGTTACCTGCAAACTTCAATTGAACGGTCAAGACCGATTCAGTGAACGTGAAGGTTCCTACTTCGATGTTGTTCAACCATTCCAATGCCACACCCGCAACCCAGACTCTGGTATCAACGTTTACTCGTTCGCTCTTCGCCCAGAAGAACACCAGCCATCTGGAACCTGTAATTTTAGTAGAATCGATAACGCTACTCTTCAATTGGTTCTTTCTTCTGCCGCTATCGGTGGAGACGCAACTGCCAAAGTTCGTGTGTACGCTACCAACTACAATGTCCTTCGTGTCATGAGTGGTATGGGTGGTCTTGCATACTCCAACTAAGTTGTTTATCTTATTGTTAAGATTTTTATAATATAATATTTAATCCATGTTAAATATTATTTAAATTTAGGATATTATCTGTGCGTATATTATAATGAGTGAAGCAGATAATTGTGGAGCACGTCCAGACGCAGAGAACAAAGAAGAACACCAATCATGGGTAAAGTGTAGGTACAACATGGATGCAGATAAATTTATATCTGCAAAAGAAGCAAGGGGACAAGCAGCAGTTGATGAAGCACATAAAAAAGTAAAAGAAGCAGAAGAATTGATAGAAGCACAAAGACGAAAAAAGGCAGAGCGCGAAGCAAACGAAAAAAAGGATGGTGTGGGAGGAAGAAGACGCCGCCGTAGAAAATCCCGTAGAAAATCCCGCAAATCCCGTAGAAAGTCCCGCAAAACCAAACGTAAACGTAGAAAGTCCCGCAAAACCAAACGTAAGCGTAGAAAATCCAGAAAATAATTCGTTTGTTTTTTATATTTATTTCATAAATAAATATAAATGGCCGATATTTCAAATAACAAATTAAATGATATTTCATACAAACATATGCCCGTTTCAGTATTTGATGTGGCAAAAATGGGGAAAAAAGGTATCAGAGGAAAAAGAAACTGGAGTACAAAAAATAAAAAATCAATTCCTTCTAGTCGTTCTACTTACAGTCCATTTCCACCAGATGTTGCTGAATGGTGTGCTCAATATTTTTTAAGAGACAAACAAAATATTTTTGATCCTTTTGCTGGTTGGGGTGAAAGGCATAGAGCAATTAAAGATGCAAGTAAAAATTATATCGGTTATGATATTTCAGAAAAAGCTATAGCAAACGCAAAAGAAAAATTTGGAGTAGATAATATTTTAGCAAATTCTATGACCGCTGAAATACCAGAACATGATGGATTATTAACTTGCCCCCCATATTGGAACCTGGAGAAATATGAAAGTAAAGAAGGTTTAGATAGAATAAAGGAATGGAAGAAGTTTCTAGTAGATTATGAAACGTTATGGAAACGTGTAAGTGAAAAGGCTTTGTCAGGTGCAAGATATTGTATAATGGTTGGCGATTGGAGAAAAAAAAATATATTTTATGATTTGGGTTATCAGACAGAAAAGGTAATGGAGAAATGTGGATTTAAACCATTTGATAAAGTTATTTTATCACATAAAAAAATTTCACCAATTAAATTAATGCTTCCCCAGGCAAAACGTTTTGGATATACACCCAAAGTCCATCAGTATTTATATATATACGAAAAATGCTAGATTTTATTATGTTAATAAATATTAATGTATTTATTAACATCGTTTCTCTCAGGTTCTGGTATTAAAATGATAGATGATTTAATTGATATGTTTTCTTTTTCAAAATTGACAAATTATATTATAATTTCTATAATTTTATTAATACTAAATTGTGTATATATTTATAATCATTATATCGTATCAATAATTATTTTTGCTTATATATTTTTATTCATTTTTGTAAACGATAGCATTGATCATTCGATTTATTTATGGGCATTTGGTTATTTTATTATTGTATTTTTATTTCATTTATATAATGGCAAATATAACTGGTTATTGGAACTAGATATAAAAAATGTGTTATTTATTTCGACAATATTATTTATTTTATGTTTTGCTCAAAAAATAGAAGATGGTGAATTTAAAGAAGAAGTAAGTAATAAAAAAATAATTTTCAGGACATGTTTAACTTTAGTATTATTAGGTTATTTTTTTATAAAAGATAAATTGTATTTTTCGTTTATACATTCGGAAATGATAACCACATTTGACAATGCTTTTATAGCTACACTTGGTTACACATTGATTAGTGTTATAAATATGTTAATTAATAAATATTTACTCAAATAATATTTAAATAGTAAAAAATATAGTAAAACATAATGAAATTATATTTTTTACGACACGAATTAAGACCTTTAAATGATAGCACTTTTTTGACGGAATTATTTAAGATAGGTAAAGAAAATAGTGCGTCAAAATTAAAAGATTTATTAAATACATTGAATATTAATAAGATTTATAGTTCGCCATTTATAAGAGTTTTACAAACCGTTCGACCTTTTGCCAAAGAAAATAATTTACAAACATTCTGTGATTATTCCCTGGCAGAAACAATTACAGAGAAAACATTTATTCATAAACCAGATATGACATTAACAGAAGAACATATAAAAGAATTTGATATAAATTTAGATTATATATCATCGTTTGATAAATCATTATTGGTTTATCCAGAAAATGACAGACAAATATACGAACGTGTACATAATTTTTGCAATCATTTAGTGGATACATATGGTAGTAGCAATATGACTATTTTGGTAGCAGGACACATGGATATTGTAAATTTATGTTTGAGTTATTTTTCAAAACAAAATATAAATAGACATACATATTACGAAATGGGTAAACTAAGTTGCGTTAAAAATAGAAAGGTAATATTTTTAAATGAAGGTTCCGAATTAGACAATGAGGTAGAATTATCTTCTTTATAAATTATATATGACAACAAGGAAAAAATTATCATCAATA